TAATGCACTGGTCTCAGGTAGTATATTTGGTGGTGTATCTGGGAATAAGATTACTGCTATTGCTGGAGAGTCTTCTACTGGAAAGACTTTTTTCTCTCTCGCTGTGGTTAAGAACTTTCTTGATACTAATCCCGATGGTTACTGTCTCTACTTTGACACTGAGGCTGCTATCACTAAATCACTTATAGAATCTCGTGGAATTGATACTACTCGTTTGGTTGTTGTTAACGTTGTTACTATTGAAGAGTTTCGTACAAAGGCACTCAAAGCAGTAGATATGTATCTGAAAACACCACTAGAAGATCGTAAACCTTGCATGTTTGTGCTAGACTCTTTAGGTATGCTCTCTACATCTAAAGAGATTACTGACGCACTTAATGAAAAAGAAGTTCGAGATATGACTAAATCTCAACTTATTAAAGGTGCATTCCGAATGCTCACACTCAAACTAGGTCAAGCAAATGTCCCGCTCATTGTCACAAATCATACATACGATGTCATCGGAGCTTACGTACCAACTAAAGAAATGGGAGGAGGTTCTGGACTCAAATACGCAGCAAGTACGATCATTTATCTCAGCAAAAAGAAAGAAAAGGATGGAACGGAAGTGGTCGGAAATATTATCAAGGCTAAGACTGCTAAATCGCGTTTAAGTAAGGAGAACAAAGATGTTGAAGTCCGTCTTTATTACGATGAGCGGGGGCTTGATCGTTATTATGGTCTTCTGGAACTTGGTGAGATTGGTGGACTCTGGAAGAATGTAGCAGGACGATATGAGATCGATGGTAAAAAGATTTATGCTAAGCAAATTCTAAAAGAACCAGAATTATATTTTACTGAAGAAGTGATGCAACAATTAGATGAGATTGCTAAGAAGGAGTTTAGTTACGGTTGATTATTGTTTATGGTTCTTTTAAATGGAAAGTGTTGAATTAACAGTCTTAAAAAATTTAATATTTAATGAAGAATATTCTAGAAAAGTAATACCATTTATTAATCTAGAATATTTTGAAGATAATTCTCAAAAAATTATTTTTGAAGAAACTGTAAAATTTATCTTAAAATATAATTCTCAAATTACACTAGAATCACTTTTAATTGAAATATCTAACAGAAAAGATATAAATGAGAGTGATATTAAATCTTTAACATCTTTAATCAATTCATTCGAATATCAACCATCCGACCAAAAGTGGTTAATTGATACTACTGAAAAATGGTGCAGAGACCGTGCCATTTATCTCGCTTTAATGGAATCCATTTATATTGCTGATGGTAAGGATGATAAAAAAAATAGAGATGCAATTCCTTCAATTTTATCTGATGCTTTAGCGGTATCATTTGATAATAATATTGGACATGATTATCTTTTAAATTATGAAGAAAGATATAATTATTATCACAGGAAGGAAGATAAAATCGAGTTTGATTTGGAATATTTTAATAAAATTACTAAAGGTGGTCTCCCAAATAAAACATTAAATATTGCCCTTGCAGGCACTGGTGTCGGTAAATCTTTGTTCATGTGCCATGTCGCATCTTCTGTCTTAGTTCAAGGAAAAAATGTCTTATACATTACTCTCGAAATGGCAGAAGAAAAAATTGCTGAGAGGATTGATGCAAATCTATTAAACGTTCCTATTCAACAGTTATCAGAATTACCAAAGGCAATGTTTGAAAGTAAAGTCAATACACTTGCCAGTAAAACACAAGGGTCTTTAATTATTAAAGAATATCCAACAGCATCTGCACATAGTGGACATTTTAAAGCATTGCTTAATGAATTAGCACTTAAAAAATCTTTTAAACCAGATATTATTTTTATTGATTATCTTAATATCTGTTCTTCTTCCAGATATAAGGGAAATAGTAACATTAATTCTTATACGTTTGTAAAAGCAATTGCAGAAGAACTTCGTGGTCTTGCCGTGGAATTTAACGTTCCAATTGTATCCGCTACTCAAACTACTCGTAGTGGTTATGGTAATTCTGATGTAGAACTTACTGATACATCAGAGTCTTTTGGTCTTCCAGCAACTGCAGACCTTATGTTTGCTCTTATCAGTACTGAAGAATTAGAAAATCTTGGGCAAATTATGGTAAAACAATTAAAAAATCGTTATAATGACCCAACAATCTATAAAAGATTTATTGTAGGTATCGACAGAGCAAAAATGAGATTGTATGATTGTGAACAATCTGCCCAAAATGATGTTATTGACAATAATGAATATTCTGAATCTGAACAGGATAAAACAGTAAAAAAAGAAAAATTTAATGGATTTAAATTTTAATAGTATTTTGGTAAAGAGTTTTATATTCTTTACCTTTTTTTATTACCTATAAATAAAATCACGAATAAGAATATAATTAATGAAAAAATTATTTAAAATATTGACAAGTGAAAGGGTTGAGTATAATAAAAAGAGTATAAAAATCTTTGATATGATGAGATATTCATCTCATATTACTAATATTTTAGAAAGTGATAAAGATAATTATATTAAAAATGTATGCTCATTTTTAGAAAAAAAGATAAGTGACAATACAATATTTTTTATTGATGATGAACGGTTTGAACCACAATATCAAAAAATTGAATTATTCTTTGAGTGTATAAAAAAAATAGATAGCAAACATAAAAATATAATTTATATTGTAAAAACTGAAATATTTGCTGATTATTTTGAAAAATATGAGATACAAAATTATATATTTGAACCACTGTTAGAAGTCATTAATTTTTATTACGGATCATTTAGAATAAGAAAATCTTTAATCGGAAATAAAATAAAGGACGTGCCATTTTGCTCATTAAATGGGACAAAAAATCAAGTTAGAGAATTTTTGTTATATAGATTGAACGATTATAATTTGTTACCTGAAGGATACGTTACTGCTTGTGGGCAATTTTTTCTAGACCTGAATGAAGACATTAGAAATAATATATCCAAAGATAAATTTTTTGATAAATTTTATTATGATGGAAATCATAAATATCATCAAGATAAAAATTTAGTAAATATTCTTTATATTGATAAAAATATTCCAGGTAATATATTTTTAACTGTCGAATCATTTAACTATGATAAAGTAGAAGAATCACTGAGACCATTATATACTGAGAAAACTTCTACTCCATTTTTGACAAAAAGAATACCTTTAATAATTGGATATAAAGATATTATTCAAGATCTTAGAATAGGTGGATTTGATATGTTTGATGATATAATTAACTATGAATATGATGAAATTGATCACATAGATTATCAAAAAAAGATTGACTTATGTATAAAAAACAATTTACATATTCTTGAACATAATGATTTTTATGATAATTTAGAAATTGATAAGAGATTGGAATATAATAAAAAACATTATAATATATGGGTAGAAAATCAAATTTTAAACTTCGAATCTAATATAGAAGAAAAATTAAAGTTATTTGTTTAATACATTATGAAAGATACATTTATTACTGGTAAAATAGATAGTAATCTAATTGGAGATTTTAAAAACATAGATTATCCTGGAAGAAGGCAATTTAGAGATGATGAGACTGTTGAGAGGTGGAAAAATCTCGGACATTTGTATGTAAATTATACTGGCTTTATTAGAGAAGAATATCGAGGATTGCCAGACTGGTGTGAAAATATAATTTTAGAAATAAAAAAACAACTAAATGTTTGCAACACTTCTTGTTCATTATATTGTATGCCTCCAGGTACAATAATGCCAGAACATCAAGATGCATACTTAAATTATAAAAAAATATTTAATATTGGTGAGGTTGATAAAATTTGTAGGATATTGGTGTTTATGGACGATTGGAAATCTGGACACTATTTTGAAGTTTGTGACAATCCAATAATAAACTGGAAATCTGGTGATTATTGTATGTGGATTGGAAATACTCCACACATTGCTGCTAATATTGGAAGAGAAAATAGATATACATTACAAATAACTGCAACGATTGACGATGAGTAAAAGAAGAGCCGTTATAGATGAACTAGTAGAACAGTATCCAAAGTATTGTTCTTCTTTCACGTTCAAACTCCAAAAAGGAATACCTGGAGAAGTAATTCATAAAGAAGGATTTGTTAATTGCTATATTGATTCGATAAACTATCTTGTTTATATGCATATTGATAAGTGTGGAAGTACCTCTATTACAACCGCATTGGAAGATCAAAAACCTTACTTTTTAAGAATGGATAAGATTCCAAAGTCTGAAGAGTTTGCTAAACTTTTAGTGGAAAAAGAATATAAATTTTTTACTGTTGTTCGTGATCCAGTTTCTAGGTGGATGTCTGGATTGAACGAATTTATGTGTAGATATAGACCACCAATCAAATATGTAATAAATCAACTAAAAGATAAAAGATATGTTTTTGATGAACATACAGCACCCCAACATTTATTTTTAAGATTGTGTATAGAAAATGATGCTAATCTTACTTGTATAAAAATGAATTCTGATATGGAGAAAAAAATAAATGACGTTATTAGATGCTCTTTGAAAAATGAATCTACTAGAACTTCATACGTTCCATTAAAACTTCCACATTTAAGAAATTCCAAGTATTTTATACCGAATTATATAAGTGTTTGTAAAAAATTATATGATGTTTATATAAAACCAGATACTACTCATTTTGATAAACTTTACAGCATAGACATTGACCTTTATAAAAACGCAATATGAATAACTTTAATACAGTAGAAAAATTTGAAAAAATCATAGCAAATTTTTTTGGATCTCCTTATGCAGTAGCAACAGATTGCTGTACTCATGCTATAGAACTATGTTTAAGGTATGAAAAATATGATAATATACAAATTCCTGAGCATACTTATATCTCTATACCATTTACAGCAGAAAAACTTAATTTAAAATGGGAGTGGAAAAAAAATTATTCGTGGTGTGAATACTATCATATTTGGAATACAAACATAATAGATGCTGCAGTTTTTTGGGAAAAAAATGGTTATATTCCGAATACTTACATGTGTTTAAGTTTTCAGTATAAAAAACATTTAAATCTTGGTAGGGGTGGTATGATATTATTGGATAACTATGAATCTTATAAAGAACTCAAAAAAATGGTGTATGATGGAAGAACTTCTGAAAAACCTTGGATGGAACAAAATATTGATACGATAGGATATCATTATTATATGACGCCAGAAGTTGCTGAAACTGGCATACATAAATTTAGTAAAATTTCTGAAAAACAAACAAAAAAATGGGGATATCTAGATTATCCTTTTTTGCCAGATATGGAGGTGTTTAAAAAAAATGGATTTAGAAAATAAACTTAAAGGTCTCCCCCCAGTTTTTTATTTGAACCTTGATCATAGGACAGATAGAAAAGAATATATGGAAAATCAGTTTAAAGAAAGAGGTATAACTGATTATACTAGAATATCTGCTTCTAGATTTGCAACATCAAAAATTGATGAGTGGGGTCATAGATTAGACTTGATGCTATTGGCTAAATCTGATGCATCCATTGTAATGAATCAGTTTACTACAATAATTGATTGGTATAATTCTGGTATATCAGAAACTTGTATAATAATGCAAGATGACCTAAGTTTGGAATTAATTGATTATTGGTCATTCGACTGGAATACTATCGTTAAAAGTTTGCCATATAATTGGGATTGTGTTCAATTTTATCATTGTCACAATGAAGAAATGCGTATGCATTTGCATAAAAGAAGTTATGGTAGTTCTTCTGCTGCTTGTTACATGATTAATAGATGGTACGCAGAAAAGTTAATAAAGATGCATTTGCAACCAGATAACTCATTTAAACTTAAAAATAATTTGAAGGATGTAAGTGTTCCTAAAGAGTGTTATAGTAGTGATGACTTCTTGTTATATCAAATTGGTGTGAGTTATAGTTTACCAATTCTATGTTTAAACCAAAGACTTTCTCAAACTCCTGATAATAAAATGCAAGAAGATGAGACTGAAGATGACTATGATCCAGTTATAAGCATATATCACAACAAAATTCACGATATATTGGCTAGTACTTGCGTAAGGAGATGGTGGGAAAATGAAAGTTCAAAATATAAAGCAGAAGATATTCTGAGTTATGGTGGTTCTATACATAAAAAGATAATT